AACCAGCGCCTGGATAACCTTCGGCACCTGGCTTGCTATTTGCTGGAGTCTTGAGGTCTACTGCGTGGCGTGGGAAGTAGCGCGCAATATGACGAGCCTTTTCTGGACCAACAGTAGAATTATTTAATAGATAGTTAGCAGTTGCTTTGCCAACTTCCGTTCCACCACGATTAAATTCTTTTGACCAATTAAGACCAATTTCTGCTTGCTTCTTAACGCCAGAAGGAATGCTGAAATTAATATCTCCATACTTTCCAGGAGCCTTTGATTCAACTTCAGCGCCATCTTCTTTGAGGCTCAATGTGCGGGTGCTTGGTGCAGCACCGAAAATTACTGGTGAATATTCAAAAAGTTCAAGTTGCTTGATATAGCGAATTCCAGACTTTTCATCAACCCTATATTTTCCTTCTGGAACTGCATAGCCAATTGACCACTCTTGTTCTGGGCCAAAGAACTGCACATCAAAGAATGCATCACGCCCACGGCTTGTGTTTAGGTTGAACTGCATCTTTACAAGAAGCGCTCCAGCACCTTGCTGAATCAAGTCATTTGGAAGGCGTGGGTCGCCAGGAAGAAGTTCTTCTACGCGAAGAGTTTTACCTACTGGGATATTCGTATCGTGAGACCATACGACTTTAGGATTGCGCTTTTTTAGCGTTGCCTTATAAGCGCCTGGCTCAATCACATCGTTAACAGAGTCGACAACATTGGTTACGGAGACAATTGCCTCAACGATTCCATCGACATCATCAACACCGCGAACTGATGAAACTGATACTTGTTTGTGTTCCAAAACGGCCTCCTGCGAGTAGAATAGCAGAAAATTATAGCAAATGTTGTAATGTAGAGATTACCTATTTGAGTTCGTATAGTTTACGAAAACAAAAGCGTGCATCCGCAGTTCATTACGAACTCCGTAGGAGCATCTGAGTCTCCTGGATACATTGCTGACTTGCCGTTTATTTCAAACTTTTCGTCGATACCAACAGTTAGTCCAGCGAGTTGAGCATGCTCTTCTCGTGAACTATCTGGGCTTGGACGGTGAATCCAAGTCTTCTTGGTGTATCCGAGTTCTTTTGCAGCCCACAAAAGACCAGCGTTAAACGCACCGCCAACCTCTGTCTTTGAGATTGTCTTCACTCTTGAACTGAATGCTGAAGCGAACCATGCCTTAAGCGCAGTCACAAACTCTTGATGTGATTTAGACCTATGCTCACTAATAATTTTCTCAATATTGCGCTTACTGGTCTCATTGATTGAAGAAATGGCCTTGATTCTTGGGGCGACAATGTCATCCATAGTCACATTTCCAGGGTTCAAAGACTCAACCTTTGTAGAAGCAATCTCAATCGCTCCGTCAAGGAACACAGAAGCGACCCATGTCTTTGCATCAGAAATCAACTGCTCATTCCACACAGAAACATCAAAAATGTCTTCAGCCTTGATTCCTTCTCCAGAATCCCATTTTTCTTTAACCTTCTTAGAGGCTGCTTTTTCAATGGTTACTCGCTCTTGGCGCTTCAGCAAAGAACCAATCTGCAGACCAACGCTTTGCTCAAGTCTGCCAATTTGGCGTACTCGGCGAATACCAATATCTTCTGCAGACTTTGATTCCTCAATATCATGCGCAAGAGGAGTTAGAGGTGGTGTAAAAATAGACCTTGGAGTCGGCTGATTTGTTGGCTCAATCGAATCATTTGGTCGCGAGTTTGGCATGGCGTTTGGCAATGCTTCATCTGGCTTATCGTCAGGTCGCCTTCCAGGGCGCTGATTTGGATTAAGTGGAGCACCATCTTCTGTAGCAGGTTCTCTACTTGTATTTGTCTGCATAACAACTGGCGACAAGTTTGTTGGGATAAGCAACTCATCAATTCCAACACCCTCACGACCAGTTAGTTCACGATACTCGTCGATTGAAATAGCGCCTTGCTTCAATTCCTCAAGATGGAAACTTGCGCGTTCTCTATCATCGCGGCTCAAAATTGCAACTGACGAAAGGTCATAAGCAAAATATGTAGTTGAGTCATTGTCCAGTTTGTCAAATGCGCGCTCTAAAAGCGTGAGGTGAGGAACCATCGTTTCCCGCCAGAATACTTCTAGTTCAACATCAGCGTTTGCAAATGTGCGATTTGCGGCATTACCGATAACTGACTCTGGAACACCAAAAGCCAAAAGAATTTCTTCTTTATTCATTTGACGAGCCTCAATATATTGAGCATCTCGTTGGCTTGTTGATGTATCAATAAACTTTGCGTCATCTGCGGACATCACAGTTAGACGACCAGCACCACCGATATTGGAGCCTGTGCTCCCCTTAAAGCGTCGCTGAATTTCTTCAGCCTGCTCTTCTTCCATGTCTCCACTGATAACCAAGATTCCACCAGGACGACCATCGTTAACCATGAAGTTGCGATTGAATACTTTTGCGTAGTAGTCATACTCAATTGCAAGTCCAGCAGACTCAAGTGGTGTCTGTCCTTTGAATGGGTCAATTGGATGTGGAACACGAGCCCAAATCACATCTTCTGCATTGATAATTCTTTTTGGTGTATTTGGATATTCAACAGAAAATCCCGACACAAATAATTCTGGGTCTGGAATTGGGAATGTGTATTGAGGTGGGAGAAGAACAAGCGCGGCAACTTCCCCAACTCGGTTACGAATGATTTCGATAAATGCTCCGCGCTGCGAAAGTAGCAACTGCGATGAAAGCATGAAGCGGAACGAGAAAGCATCTTGTCCAGGGTTGGCATTACGATTTAGGATTTGAAGAATTGGGTCATCGTATGTCAATTCACCAATTCTCCAGTCGCCCTTTCGGATAGCGATTGGAAGCGAAGCAGCATTCGATGCAATTGCGTACACTGCTTTATAGACCCATGTGACTCTGTCAAGCGCTTGAGTTACTGAGCGCTCCATATCCCAGCCATCTTTGTATGGCTTAAGAGGGCGACCAGGCCCGCTTGATGGGGCGTAGAATTGCTTCTTGTCTGGTGCTACAAAACCCTGCTGGTTATGTGTGGTGAATGAGCGAAGGAATGCCATTTACTACCCTCTCTCGTATCCGAATAAAATGCCAATACCAAGTAGACATGCAGCGACTACACAGACGCCAGCAATATTACTGTACATAAATCCAGCGGTTGAGGCAGTTACCACGCCACCAGTAATAGCGGTAGTGGAGATTCTTCCTCGTAAATCAATGTTCAACTTTGGCGATATAAACCAAATTAGGCCAGCCATAAATACTGCTACTGCCAAACCTACATACATGCCAAAATCCTCTTTTGAATTAGCCGAGCCAATTTCATATACCAACACTAAGTTACACTAAATTTTCCCTAAATTGTTTGCGTGTCACGGGATAAGTCGTTCCCTTTAACCCTCCCGTGACACACAAATTCAATCAGAATGGCGGTTCGTCATCAAGAAATGATGCCGCGGCTGGCTTCTTGCCAGTATTCTGGTACTGCTGACCACTTTGCGCGGCAGGATTTCCAGACTTTTCAACGCCTGTCACTGTTGCTTTTCGCAGTGAAACTGCAATGTCATCAGCAATAACTACAACCTTTTTCTTGGTTGAGCCGTCGTTTTTGTCTGTCCATTCCTGCTGTTCTAGCCGTCCAACCACAACAACCTTGTTGCCTTTGCTAAGGCTTGCTGCTGCGTTATCTGCTAGTTCGCCCCACGCTGTGAGGTCAAAGAATGATGTCTGCTCTTCCCAGTTATCTTGCTTATCCCGCCAGCGGCGAGTAACTGCAATACCTACTGATAATAGCGAAGAACCAGTCTTCGTTGACTTGAGAACTGGGTCTGCTGTGAGATTCCCAGTCATTGTTACCTGTGTACTCATTTTTCTCCTGATTTTTCTGTATCCTGATTTTTCATATCTAACAAGAACCAGCCTCTAATCCACATGATTGCAATTATGGAATAACCACAAATGTCAAGCCATGTATCTTTGACAGGCTCAAAAAGTACGGGGCCATCAAAGCCACGCAGGTTCTTGAGTCTTTCCAACTTGTCATTCATGCGAATGACAATGCCTGGAATCTCGAAACGAGCAATGTTTCCATGCCCGTACATCTTTTGCTTCCCCACAACAGTGTTATGAACAAATGCTGCTGAAGCCTTATGGCTCTCTTTTGATGCTAATGAGTAGCCGTGCAAGCCAGCGACTGCAAGATTGAAGAACATCTCCTCTAGAAAGTCACTGTCAACATCTTTGGTGTGGAATGCTAAATCAACAATTTCGTCAAAATTGCTCTGAACAAAATCACTGACTTCAGATTCTTTTTTGCTTTTTGCAATTTCGTACTCTTTGCACTTATCAGCAATTGCATTTACAACAAGAGCAGAAGCGCTCTCCCAATTTCCTGGTTTGATATCTTTTCTCACATCAGTCCCTTGTTTTGTATTGGTGCCAGCATAGCAGTTTTTGATTGACGAGATTCCCACTCAAATGTCCTGCGAAGAGCAAGAAATGTAGCAAAGATATCATCGTCAATCCTCAGTGGCTGAAATGACCACTTATCTGGACGCAAAAGCAGAGCAGCACCGCCGTCTACTTTTGGCATTGGTATTTCATTGTCTCCATCAAAAATCACATCAGCGTTTGCGTATGCTGCCAACTGAAG